TGCTGTTTTAACTTTAGTATCTTCAAGGTGCTTGAGCAAAAGTTCACGGTTCAAGGTCAGCTTTGGCTCTACATACATGCGACAAGTAAGATCAATTACATCGAGCTCATCAGCTGGATAGTCTTGTATAAACTTGTTGAAGATTGCATAAGTTAGATCTACGTCTTGTATACAATAGCCAGCAATTTGTTCTTCGATGTCAGGAGGTAAGTCGCGAATACCTTTTGCATTAACTAGTTCTTCTCCTTTACGCATGGTTTCATCGTTAGGAAACACACGTTCAGCTACTGCTTTTAATGCAGCCGATTGGTTTGGATACAAACCCCGGGCCATCGCAGCTGTATCGTAATAGTATGCAGGATACAATCCTAGATGCTGTGTCAAAATGTATGCATCAAACAAAGTGTTGTGGCAAATGACTGCACAGTCTTCCCAGGGGATCTGTTGCAATGCATCAAGATAATCATCTTCACCATACCATTCGGTAGGTTCATCGTTGAGCTTTACACCGACACCCCAGATTTTGAAGTCTGAGTGATGCACATATTGTAGCGTTGTAATTTTTGAGAGTGATACTTCTGTATCGTAATAAGTTTCAAAGTCAAGATAGATTTTGTTCATATAATTTTAAAACCTCGTTGTTTCATTTGTTGTTGCCAATCTTCGTATTCACCTTTCTTAGCTCGCTCCCAACCGATTTGCTTACTGTGTACCATGTTGTATGCAACTCCTTTAGAAACTAGTTTCCATTGGATGCGTGGCAAGTCGTCAGGATTCTTGTATGTGTAAGGATGAATAGGGTTGCGTTTGACTAAAACTTTAGACATTTAATTATCCTTAATCATTGTTGACATTCTTCCTGAATGCTTTATGTTTTTAAATATTACATCATGTCGATGTAATACACAAATAGGAGACCATAATGGCAGAATATACTTCAGACGTAGTAAGTGGTAATCAATCTTTCAAACCATTCCCTTCTGGGCAAATGGGTGTTAGATATGCAAAATTCGAAGCCACTACTGCTATCGCAGTAAATGATGTTATCAAAATGGTTGACGTATTCTCTGGTGAAACTGTACATGACGTCGTACTAAAAGTTGACGATCTTGATACAGGTACAGCGCTCGTTCTTGATGTTGGCGACGGCGGCGACACTGACAGAATCATTGATGGTTCTACAAGTGGACAAGCTGGTGGCGTTGATAAAACTGACGCGGCTTTTGCACCTCATGAGTACTCATCTGATGATACAATTGATATCACAGTACAAGTCGGCCCTGGTGGCGGTGGTACTGGAACAATTGAACTTTGGGTATACGTATCCTAAGTTACGTCTAGTAAATGGGCCCTCTTGCAGGGCTCATTTTTTTGCATCAACCGTCATGTTTATGACAGGTTGGATTCTCCACCACTCACTTATAGATCTTTCTTTTAATTCATCAATAGAACAATAATTTCTGAGTAAACTAAACGTAGTAATTTCTTTGCATACATCTTTAAACTCATCCAAATTCATAGTGCGTCGCATCATATTGATGTAATAACATACAATATGCACGTTATCTTGCGTATAACCTTTATTGTTATCTATGCGATCGATTGACATATTTTTGTGGAGGTGTCCTTGTCCTTTTAAATGTGTCATCTTTACACCCGAAACGGCACAGAGTCCTTGTTGTTTGTTATAAACATTTAAAATTTCATCAATGGTTAATGTATATTCATAACCTTGAGCGATTCGTTTTGATTTAGATTGCCATAAAAGATATTGCAAAAACCTTTTAGGCGATGAGGATATACCTTTGTTTCTAGCTACTGTTCTCTTGTTTCCCATGTTCCTTTGGTGGATTGATCAGTTCAAAATAAAATCTTTTTTCTTTGATAGCATCGGCAACAATCTCCATCATCTCTGCTAGAGTTTGTTTATCACCGAAGACATCTTCTTCAGTCATCACACAAAGTTTCATAACCTGTTGATGTTTAAGTGGCTTAGACATATGCTAAGCTTACCTTACTTTGATTGGTTTCGGAAAGTTGTTTCTAAATCTTTTCGAATAAGAAATTTAGTCCAAGTCCCATCCCAACCTTCGTATTGCATAGTTATTTGTCTAACTTCTGCAATAGGCAAGTCAAATTCTTTTGACGTTAGATGCACACCTTGTTGTAGGCATGCATCATGAACACGTTGCATAAAATACTTAGCACTACCTTTCATCTTTAACCCAATCAGGTTGGTATTCTTTCCAACGCAGGGTTGGTTTAGAAAGGTCAAGTTTAAAGAACTTAATAGGTTCTTTTTCAATGACAAGTTTTTCATGAACCATTGTTTTCTTGAGCACAAACAAAATCATAGAAGCAGTCAAGCCACCAATCATGGCAGCAGCCATACCGCTGAATGTACCGTAAAAACAAATCATTAAGGTAACTGTAATCAATACGTCAACAAAAATATCGTTGCCGATTGTTTTACGTCCACCTGCTTTAAGCGCAAGCAGCAGTAGACCTAGCGCGCTGAAAATGCCGATCAATAACATTGTTTTTGTTCCTCCACATAAGATAGGCCATATAGCCAAATTGAATAAGCTCGATAAGAATCCATAGAGCAGTTGTTGCTGATGCAATAATATTAGGCATCTTTTAACCTCCATAATAAATATATAGTTGCACCCAGTAGTACTGAGATGCTAACTAAAGTTAGAAAATGATGCAGAGATGTTGCGATAGCCATAAGACCTAGCAACACTGCACCGCCAGACAAAACAGATACACCAAATTCTTTAGCATACTGTTTAGATTTCGATGATTTCACCATAAGGCGCGTCTCCTTTACATGTTGTTACCCAGAGAACTGGATAAGGGGGTTGATCTCCAAAGTCGTCTGAACCTAAGTCAGTGAGATACACCAACGCAGCTACACGAGGATGCTTTTCGTTAATGTAATCAATGACAGGACTAAATGAAGTCCCGCCACGACCTTGGTATTTAACTTTGAGTGGAAGTGATTCACGAGTGTATTCATCATCTTTATGCACTTGCGTATCACATTGAATGAAATGCACACGTTCTGGAGTCATATCTTGCAAGATAGCGGATGTCTCACTTGTGAACATTTGCAATTCTTCGTCGCTTACTGAGCCAGATGTATCGACTGCAATAGCAATTTCTTCTAGACAAGGATTGTACATGGAAGGCATGTACATACCTTGCCAGATGAACCGTCTGTTAGGACGTATCCAACTGAAGTCAGAGTTGGTGTTGGCACGCAAGAATCTTGCAAGCACAGCACGCCAATCAACTTTAGGTTTAATAATGTCTTCAATTATAGATTCCATGCTACCAGGCAGTTTGCCTTGAGCACGTGCGGCTTCTGCTGCTTGATTGATTGCAACTGTAAGTTGTGATTCGATAGCACCTGCTGATTCTGCAGTACCAGCATCGGGATGGTCACGGACGTCAATACCACAACCACCTTTCAATAGTTCTGCAGCAAATCCCCCTGGAGGTTCTGGTAAGATGCTGTAGACATGTTCGGTAGTCATATCTCTGTATTGTTCGTCGTACAGACCACCCGATGGCAGTATGAACTTGTTGTCTGTCAGTATTAGATTGATAACATAGTCAGCAGCTACATTCCATTTTTCAGCATGCCGTTCTTGTCTACGAAGATGATGCATAAATACAACATGCATAACTTCGTGTGCAAGAAAACCAATGCGTTCTAGGTCAGATAGCTTTCCAAACCATTTTGGATTGTAGAACAGATGTTTACCATCCGTGGCACCCGTGTCAATATCGTCACGCTCTACGGGCTTGAGGCGCAAACATAGGGTGCCAAAGAATGGATTGTCGAGAATAAGGCGTGAACGAGCACGCATAAATGGATCAGCCATAGTACCTCCTAAGCTGTGAGTTTACGTAATAAAACTTGCGCTTTACGTTTTTCAAATTTTTCTATTGCGTTTTTAGCAAACAGCTTGTCACCTGTAAATGTAGAATATTTGACATCAAGTTTTTTAATTAACTTATCTTTATCAAACCATCTAAATTTATTAGGGATACTTGCAGTAGAATTTTCCATTTTCTGTGTGCTGTGGTTGTATCTTTTGATAGGATACTCATTTTCATCTTTATCAAAATCTACAACAAAACAAACATCGTTTTGCCAAACAGGTAGAAAATACTTTGTGTGCTGTTCGTAGTTAGGTTGTTTACCTTCAGGCCAATGGTCTCTACGATATTCAGGATGAGTAACATAGTATTCATCTTGATCTCTCCAACCATTTTCTTTAAAACCATAACTTTGATACATACCGTAGGAACTGTTTAGTCCATAGAATTTAGTTGTAAGATACACAACATGTGGATCTGGACTTACAATTTCATCATTATGGTTTTTGTAAGTCTTTGGAATATACCATTTGTAAGCATTGATATAAGCATAGCCAATACCACCACAAAAGTAATACCCGACAAAATCGCCGGGTTTGTAAAGTAAATCAGATGATTCTGCTGGGTACATAATTAGTTCTCCAATAAGTTTGCAGTTAATAACACTTCATTGAGCTCTTGTTCTTGAGACTCAATCAACTCACGTTGTTCCTTTTGCTTTTGAGCTCTAGGCACTTTCTTGTGGACTTTTTGAATGTACTCATCTTCTACCAAGTCTTTCAGTGCAGGC